GAAACCAGTTCCACACGGCAGCCGACAGGGTATTCTCTGCGGTACTGTTCGATTGTTGCTTTACTCGGAAACTTCATTTGCAGCACCTCCATTCCTGAAAGCCGATGAGCCTGTGAGATTTCTCAGCAGAATCTTCCGCTCTTCTTTGTACTCCGAACCGATGAACCCCAGCCGCAGGAGAAAGCAGCGGAATGCGTACTTGTCGTTGTCGGTTTCCTTTTCTTTAGCCGTAACTCGCTTTGCATTTGCGGCGAGTTCGCAGAGCGCCGAAATGAAATGCGTGTACGCTTTGCACTCGTCAGCGCCGCAGTCTGCGAACCAGGGAAACCTCACCGTGCTGTCCGTGACCTCAATCGGCAGGCTCTCCACCGCTAAGGCTCTGCGGATAAGTCTGCCTTTGGCTTCGAGCAGCTTGGTAAGGTTATCCACCGCAGTACCCTCAAGCGGAACTTCCACTGTAAGTCCCACAGGTTCGCTGTGTTCGGTGCTGTCGGCGTCTGCGGGGACTTCCTTGCTTGTGTCGGCATTCCCAGCGATGAATCCACGTTCTGCAAGGAATTCAAGCAGACCCTCGATTTCCTCGCTATCGGCTCTGTCATCAAATTCAAGGTTGCCCTCACGGGTCACCGTGAAATAGTCGATTCGGTAAGCGTAGGTCGGCGTCCTCATGTAAACTGCGTCCGCTCCCGTGAACTCGCTGATGGCTTTCACAAGCGGTTTTCTGTCCTGCGCTTTGTAGTAAATTGTCATTGTTCGTACCTCCATTTGCTTTGGTACTACACATTTTACTCGAATACAGGGATAAGTCAACGGGTTATTAACAGAAAACCGCACATTCTGCGTAATGCACAATGTACGGCTCAATTATTAGTCCATAATGTAAACTCTGACCTCCACGCCGAGTTTGCGGCAGTTGTCAATGACGAATTTTGTTCCTCTGGATTTTCCGTCCCAGAACGCAATCACGATATCCGAATACTCGATTATCGTGATGTTCCGTTTCAGCGGAGCGCTCCTGCCGAACCTTGTGTATTCCGGCAGGAACTCCGTCAGCTTTATTCCGTGCGCCAAAGCATACTCCCTTGCGGAAGTATCCACTCCTTTAGCGCCGCCGGACACGATTTCCGTGGTATTTTCGGGAAGATATCTGCCTAAATCACTCACGCTCAGCCCTCTTGAACCAATTACAGCTACTTTCATGTTGCCCTCCATATAAACGCATTATGAACGCACTTTGAACTCACTCCATACATTATAGCACATTATGATGTTAAAATAAACACATATCGGATACAAACAGGAGGAGTTTTATGGCTATCAAGAGTTTATCCATCAGAATTGACGATGAAATGCTCGACAAACTGCATTACGTTGCCGATTATGAGGCTCGTTCCGCAAATGGGCAAATCATCGTTCTGATTCGTGAGTGCATAGAAAAGTTTGAAGAAAAGCACGGAAAAATCGTGCTCGGCGATGAGCCGGGTAACGCTAATTCGAGCAAGAACTGACCCATACAATCCCCGAAAGGACAAAGTAAACACACGGCAAATCAATTCCGAGTGCAAGTTTATGTTCCTCTTTCCAAAAGACGACACAAAAAAGCAGCCCCTAGCTGCAGCTTAAGTATTCGGTTTATCAAACGCTAAGCCACCAGTCGAATACTGCCTGACCGTCAGCCCATTTCAGCGTTGTGGGTCTGCCCTCAATTTCGCGTTTTTGAAGCATTTTATCAAAGGCTCGTATATAAGCCTGTTTATATTTGGGATAAAGCTCGAATTCAAGGTTTCGCATATGCTTTACTGCCATTGGGCAGCCGATACAGCCGATTCGCTTAAATCCGCATTCATATAACGGATTGCTTTTGCAGCCGTAGTACGATAAGAAATCCCATACATCTTCATCCGACCAGTCAACGATTGGGTTCACCATTGTTTTTCGGGTTCGGTAGCAATGCTCAACCATTCTGCGGTTCACATCATTATCGTCATTGAGGATTATTCCGCCCTGTTTGGTGGTCTTGTATTCTACACCAAGTTCATCAGCAATTTTCTGAGTACCCTTGGGTTTTCCGATAAATTTGACCACATCGGCGGATTCCTTTCTTCTGGCACTTTCTGTCCAGCGAACACCGGTTACGACAATCTTTCCTTTTCCACCCAGCTCTTTCAATTCGCTACAGCAGTATCTTGAGGTTCGCAGCGGAGGTGTGCCTTTGCGAACAATGAGGTTCCACATGGTTACCGGATTGTCATCATTGTCATGTGGAATTTTTATCGTAACATCAGGCTGGCTTTTTATGTATTGAACCGTTTCCGGAGCGTCAACCGTAGTCAGATTATGAACAGCTTCGTATTTTACGCCGGCAAGCCCGGCAAGTATTTTTATACAGTCGCTGTCTTTGCCGCCGCTGTACGCAATATAATAACCGTCTGGCGGTCCAAATCCCTTTAAGCGTTCAATAGCGATACGCTCTCTTTCTTTCAAACTTGGATTCATTGTGTCACCTCCAGTTCAGAATAAGCAATCGTCTTTCCGTCACGAACCACAGACACATTCTCCGCAGAGCCGACCTGCTCGATATACCTCTTCACGATAACATCGCAGAACTTTTCATCAAGCTCAATGGTATGACAGATACGGTTAGTCTGTTCGCAGGCGATAAGCGTACTGCCAGAGCCGCCGAACGGGTCGAGAACGATACAGTTGCTCATGCTTGAATTCTTTATCGGATACGCAATAAGCGGAATCGGCTTCATTGTCGGGTGGTCGCCGTTCTTCTTCGGTTTGTCGAACTCCCATATTGTCGTCTGCTTGCGGTCGGAGTACCACTGGTGCTTGCCGTTTTTCTTCCAGCCGAACAGGCACGGTTCATGCTGCCACTGATACGGCGAGCGACCGAGGACAAGCGACTGCTTCTTCCATATACAAGTTCCAGAAAGGTAAAATCCCGCGTCAGCAAACGCTTTGCGGAAGTTAAGCCCCTCTGTATCTGCGTGGAAAACATAGATGCTTGCATCGTTCGCCATAGCTTTCTCCATGCAAGTAAAAGCGTCAAGCAGAAATTGGTAGAACTTCTCGTTTTCGAGATTGTCGTTCTTGATTTTTCCCGCCGAGCCCTCATAATTCACATTGTAGGGCGGGTCGGTAACCACAAGATTTGCCAGCTTTCCGTTCATGAGGAGTTCGTAGGTTTCCTGCTTTGTACTGTCACCGCAGACAAGTCTGTGATTTCCTAGCAGCCAGAGGTCGCCGGGCTTTGTCATGCAAGGTTTTTCCATCTCTGCGTCAACATCGAAATCATCGTCCTTGGTATCGGAATCCTCGTCAAAGAATGCAGCGAGTTCCTTTTCATCAAAGCCCGTCAGACCGAGGTCAAAATCATCCGCCTGCAATGCTTCGATTTCAACTTTCAGCATTTCCTCGTCCCAGCCTGCATCGAGAGCCATTCGGTTATCCGCAATTATGTACGCTTTCTTCTGTGCAGGAGTAAGATAATCCACAAACACGCAAGGCACTTCGGAGATATTCTCGGCTTTCGCAGCAAGTATTCTGCCATGACCGGCGATAACATTGAAATTCCTGTCGATGATAACAGGGTTGATAAACCCGAACTCACGCAGCGAGGAACGCAGCTTGTTCAGCTGTTCCGGCGAATGCGTCCGAGCATTGTTGGCGTATGGTATCAGCTTGTCAATCGGGACAAGCTGCATTTCACTGGTCGTGTTCATCTGACATTCCTCCTTTTGAGAACCTCGTGCAGCCCTTTCCGGGCGTCCGCAATATTTCCTTTAACAGCCTGTCCCTTGATTGTTCGGTATTGCTGAACTGTAAGGTTCGGACGGCTGCCTTTAAGTTCTCTGAAAAAACCTATTGTGTCCTTTGACATAGCGTTATCCTTTCCTGGAACGCAAGAGCCGTTCCATAGCGTCGTTCAAATCATCACCGACAGGCTCGGTGCAGTTTTCCTTAACTATTCCATAAATCTCATACCAGATTAGATTTGCGTTCTTCTGAAACTGCTGCGACATCTGCACGAACGGCGAAGCAATAACGCCGCCCGTGGTCGGGTGCTTGCCGAGCAA